ATACTCACGCATTTAATTTTATCGAGCCATTAAATACTTTTAATGTGATATATAAAGATACTTTTGGAAACGAAATTTCAACAAAAAACAATGAACTTCCGCAAGATCCATTAGATATAGCTTTACGCAGCATAAAAAATAATAAGTCGGGTAATTTTACTATCTCATATGCATTTAACGATAACCCTATTGTAGATAAACAATATAAATACGTTGAGGAATAACGCACAAGCTGATCTTTTTAGGTCGGCTTTTTAATTTAACTAAAAGGAGTGTTATACATGAAAACAGATGTAGGTTCAATCGTTAGAACAATTGTGTTTATTTTAGCTTGGGTTAACCAATTTTTAGCTACGAAACATATTTCACCTATTCCGGTAGACGAAGTGACTATCAGTTCTATTATTACTGGTGCAATTTCTTTGTGGACTTGGTGGAAAAACAATAATTTCTCTCACGCAGCACAAAAAGGACAACAAAAATTGCATGAAGTTAAAGCAGGTACAGACTCAACGGGTGCTGCGCCTAGAATGAATGGAGATGATTTCTAATGGTATCTGTTAGAACATACAAACAAGCTATAAGTTATCTAAAAAGTTTAGAGGGGAAAGCAGTAAATCCTGATGGTGCTTATGGATATCAATGTTTCGATGTAGCCAACCAATATTGGTTATACCTATTCGGTCATACTTTAAAAGGTGTGGGTGCTGCAGACATTCCGACATGGAACAATTTTACAGGAGAAGCTACTGTTTATGAGAATACATTATCATTCTTAGCTAAGCCTGGAGATGTAGTGATATTCAACAGAAATTATGGCGGGGGGTATGGTCACGTAGGTATCGTTATTTCTGCCACTTCTAACTCTATAACTATACTGGAACAAAATTGGGTTGGTGGTGCGTATTGGACACCTCCTGAAGTTACTACAAGACGTACACATGGCTACGATTTCCCTATGTGGTTTATTAGACCGTTCTATGCTAAAGAAACGACTAAAAACAAAGTTAAAAGCAAAGCTAAACCAGTTAAGAAAGTAAAAGCTAAGAAAGGTAAGAAAATATTACTCGTTGCAGGTCATGGTAAAGGTGCTTATTCAAATGATCCTGGTGCCGTAGCAAATGGATATAATGAGCGCGACTTTAACAGGAAAGAGATTATACCTAGAATAAAAAAACAACTCGAAAGTGTAGGAAATACAGTTGTTTTATACGGTGGAAAGTCAATGAATCAAGACTTGTATCAAGACACACTATACGGTCAACGTGTAGGTAACTATTCAGATTATGGTTTATATTGGGTTAAAAAGAATGTGAAACCTGATGTGATTGTAGAATTTCACTTAGACGCTGCTAGTCCACAAGCTAGTGGTGGTCATGTCATTGTAAGTGACAGGTATCCTGCAGACGATATAGACAAAGCGTTATCTAGCGCTCTAGGTAAGACAGTTGGTAAAATCAGAGGCGTGACACCTAGAAACGATTTGTTAAACGCTAACGTTACAGGACAACTCAATTTAAATTACAGATTGATTGAGTTAGGTTTTATCACTAGTAAAAAAGACATGGACTATATCACTAAGAACATCAACAGTTTTACTAAACGACTTGCAGAGGCTATTAACGGTAGACAAATAAACGCACCAAAAAGCAAACCATCTAAAGCTAAAACAACGTGGAATTGGGGAGGTAAGTTTACTGCCAACAGAACAATTAAAGTACGTAAGTCACCTGGACTTAAAGGCACTGTAGTTGAAAGTGGTTCGTGGTTATATAACGGAGATTACGTTCCGTTTGACCAAGTAATCAAAAAGGATGGCCACTGGTGGATTAGATTTAGATATGTTCAACCTGGTTCAAGTAAAAAAGATTTCTATTGTGCAGTATGTAAAATTACTGACAAACAACAAAAAATAAAAAACGAAAAATATTGGGGTAAAATAGACTGGAAATGATATAATTAAATTACCACGTCATTATACAAGGGTAGTCACTATGGCTACCCTCTTTTTTATTGTATAATAATCTTTGTTCCTGATTTCAAACTAATACTATATTCTAAACCACGTTCTTATGAGCGTGGTTATTTTTTACGGAAGTATACACATTAAATATTAATAGAGTGTCTATACTTCCGTACATAAGTTAATAAAATTCTATATCGTTTATTTTAATAGAATGCCTGTTTTTAAGTTTTACATAATCTATGTCGATAGACTTAATAGCCATCTTAATGAAATCTGCTTTATCTTCTAATGAGAATATTTTCCATGATTCCAACAATGCATTCTTGAATTTTTTTATCTTATCTACATTTAGCGTCTTTCTTGGCGCTAATTCTTTTTGCTTTTCATATTCTGCGATTGTTTCGTCTGTTTCTTTGATTAATTCAAATAATTCTTCTTCTTGCATTAACCCTTTAGCATATAATTTATGATACCTTTTACGTTGTTCCATAATTTTGTCTATATCAATAGTAACGACATCGTCTTTTTGTTTTGTCTTTACTTCGTATTTTTCTAAGTCTAGTTTATATAGGTAATCGCGAAAAACTCTTAATGCTTCGTTTTCTGCAAAACCGAAACTCTCCTTTTTAACTTTACATGTGTTGCAATAATACGTTTTATAGGTAACATAACCTTTCTTTCTCTTTCTAGTTGCTGTGTTCATTGTTAAGGTGCCACCACATTTTGGACAAATAAATTTACCTCTGAATACTGATACATGACTTACTATTTTAGTGTTGATTCTTTCTTCTAATCTTTCTTTTATTTGTTGATACATTTCTTCGGTAATAATAGGCTCGTGGGAGTTTTCTATAAATACATCTCCCCAAGTATAATGACCTCTTGTAATAGGGCTTCTTAGCGCTCTTGTTATTGTTCTATCTTCCCACCTTTTACCATTAGGAGGTGGTATATCTGAATCGTTTAATTTCCTAGCTATACCTTTTGAACTAACGCCTTTCAAAACTTCATCATATGCCCACAAAACTACTTTTTTGTAATTGTTTGGAACATAAGTGTTATCTACACGGTCATAATAAAAAGGTGGGGCTGTGAGTATCATGCCTTGCTTAATTGCTGCGCGTTTACCCATCATCACTCGTTCTCTAATCGTTTCACGTTCCCACTCTGCCATAGCACCAACTAATGTAACAAACAATCTACCCATAGCTGTAGATGTATCATAAACTTCAGTAGCACTTCTGAACGCTACGTTATTCTGTTCGAATACCTCTAATAAATCAAGTAGATCACGTACATTACGTGTAAGCCTATCTAACTTATACACTAAAACTAAATCAAACCGTTTAATATCATTCATCATACGTTGTAATTCTGGTCGTTCACGTTTAGCACCAGAGAAACCAGCGTCGATAAATACGTCTGATACACTCCAGTCGTTTATCTCGCAAAATGATTTGAGCTTCCTTTCTTGTTCTTCAATAGAATAGCCATGTTCTTTTTGCTCTAATGTACTGACCTGACACGAACGTAAATAGCTACGTTCATAATTCATCACCCCCTAAAAAAGTAAAAAAATAATAAGGGTAGGAATGCTACCCATATAAATTTATTTAATTATTTTTTGGTGGCGTATCTGTTCCGAAAATTGATGGGTGGCCACCAGAATGGTCTTGTGGTACTTGTTCCATTTGTGATTCATCGTGAGTTGTAGGCGGTGTTTCTTGAGTATTTGAAGTTTGATCATTAGTTTGAGTAGATTGGTCAGTTTGTGAATTTCTACTAGCACTAGTTACGGTGTTTTGATTATTACTTGTTGATAGACTATTATTGTTTGAATCACTAATTGTTTTGTCATCTTCAGTTTTACTTTCTTTAGAATTGTTATCATCTGATTTAGCGCTAGCTACATTTTTTGAATCATTATCTTCTGATTTATTATCCTTTTTACTATTATCTGTTAAATCTTCTGTTACTGAATAATCTTCAGATTTTAAGTCATCTAACTTAATTGTTTTAGTACCTAATTTTTTACCATCAGCACCTTTTGTAGCTTTTAAAACTACATCTTCATCATTTTGTAATTTGTAAGTCATGATACCTTTTGCAGTTTTACCTTTTTTAATAGTGTCATTACTATGTTCGTTCCATTCACCAAGTTTTCCGGTAGTAGGTGTAATCCCGACATCTAATTTATTTACAGTATTATCACTATCCTGAGTTGCTTCAAAACAAGCAATCCATACATTCATTGAAGTTATATCTTCGCTATCTGATTTGTTTTTAACATGATACTTGAAAGCTAATAATTTATCACCTGAATCTTTGTCATTAAGAATAAAAGTATCATCAATTTTTAATACTGCTTGATCTAAAACTAGTGTGTCATTTTTGAATTGTGGTTTATCTTCACTTACCTTTTCAGTATTTTTATCATTGTTGCCACATGCTCCTAATACTAATAAACTTGCGAAAATCAAAAATAAAACCTTTTTCATTCTACATTTCTCCTTTGTTTATATTTCTTTATATTTAAAAACTCTTAACGGATCAAATGTAATTAAGTATTCTCCGTAGTGAGTTCCAATACCATATTTATTTTTGTAATGTTTCAATATTTCTGCTATGTACTCTTCACTTAATTGAACATATTCAGCTAATTCATATAAGTTACTAACACCATAGTTATGCGCCTCCACAATAATACGCAAAGGTAGAGCAGCTTCATATCCGTGACGCCTAGCGTAGTTTTCAAATTTGCGGTTTATATCTTTAGATTGATCTAAGATGTTTCCATATGTAAGTTTGTGATGCGCTAGTTCTTCGTATAAGACTTCGGCTTTTCGTATTTCTGATAAGTTTCGCTTAATTAAAATTAAATCGCCTAACCATAGACCGTGTAGGTTATTAGGCATAACATTTGTCTCTCTGACTTCTATATAATCATGTTCTATTAACATTTTTTCATATAACCCCATAAAAACACCCTTTATTTGCGTTTGCTTCTTATATAATCTGCATAATCTAATACACGTTGCCATTCATCATCTGTTAATTCGGCTTCAAGATGAGCTGCACGATGTTGTACTTCAGTTTCTGGTTGTTTATTTTTTAGTAATAAACTTTCTGGGGTAACATTCAATGCATTTGCGATTTCAGCTATATCTTCCATAGGTATTTTTCTACTACCATTTTCATATCTTGACAATGTAGATTTATTAACACCTATTTTAGTTGCAAAATCAGTTAAATTTATATTGTTCTCTTTACGTAGTTGTTTTATTAATTTACCTATTTCTGCTGAAGTTCTCATTTTAAATTTACCTCCGTTTTGTCTATAACAGTATATTATCACTTTTCCATATAGGAAACAACTAGTATTTTAAAAAAAGAAAAAATTATTTTTCGAGATTATTGTTGACAAATAGGAAACTTGAGTTTAAGATTGAGTTAACTTCAAAAAAGGAGGTGACAAAATGTATGAGTTCAACGTTAAAAGAATGAAGGCTGAACGCATAGCTAAAGGCATTTCTCTTTCGGAAATGGCAGGAAAATTAGAAATGACTCCAGGCACTTATTCAAAAAAAGAAAATGGACATATTAGAATTAACGTTGACGATTTAGCAAAGGTTATCGAAGTATTAGAATTACCACAAGATAAGTGCGGTATTTTTTTTACACATGTAGTTTCCAAAACGTCAACAAAAGAACACCAAACAACTTAAGGAGGAATTCAAATGAAAGAAGAAAAATTAGATGCGATTTTAAAAATAATAGAAGGCATGCCTAAATACGAGTGGGACAGAATTGCACATGAAGTTAGCAAAGCTTACAGCCATAAGACCGTCAAGGTAGAGCTTGACAGTCATAGCTGTAAAACAATTAGAAAATCACTTAGTTAAAACTTGAATGAAACTAGGGTGGATTCGGTAATTCACATTATCAATTTTAATGTTGATGTAGTTGAAATTGAACAAGTTATCGATTTGTTCTTTATACCAAAGATTTATATCTGTATATGCGTTATCAATTACAACATCATTTGATTCAGATAGATTTACCCATTCGCCAAGTAAACAAGCATAAATATTTTTCATAAAATCACCTCCTTTTATAAGGAGTATAGCAGAAAGGAGCATAAACAATATGCAAGATTTACAAGTAATAGAACATAATAACGAATTTTATGTAGACAGTCGAGAAGTAGCAGAAATGGTTGATAAACAACATAAAAATTTAATAAGGGATATAGATAATTACAAAAGTGTATTATTACAAAGCTCAAAATTGAGCTCTGAAGATTACTTTGTAGAATCGAGATATTTAGGAGAAAACGGCAGGTATACAAAACATTATCTTTTAACTAAAAAAGGTTGCGACATGGTAGCAAATAAAATGACTGGTTCAAAAGGTGTTTTATTTACAGCAATGTATGTAGACGCATTCCATAAGATGGACGAACATATCAAGCAATCTCAACTGAATGTACCACAAACACCAATGCAAGCATTAGAAATGATGTTCAAAGTACAGAAAGACCAAGAACAATTTAATAAAGAAATGAAACGTGAAATCACTGGAATTAGAAATATTGTAGGTATTGAAACTAAGAATTGGCGTAACGATACTAACAAAATGCTAGGTGCAATAGCACAACATTTAGGTGGTGGAGAGAAACATCAGAAAGTAAGAATTGAGGCTTACAAGTTACTTGAAGAAAAAGGACGTTGCAAGTTAGAACAACGATTAAATAATCGCAAAGCAAAAATGCTTTCACAAGGTGCGACTAAGTCACAGATTAATAAACTTTCAAAATTAGATGTAATTACTGATGAACCAAGATTGATTGAAATTTATATTTCAGTGATTAAGAGTATGGCAATCAAATATGGCGTAGACGTAAGTCAATTTGAACTATAACCCACAATCGAACAAACAACTTAAAGGAGGCTTAGCTATGCTAAAAAAACTAAAAATAGCACTCCTAATCGTCATCTTGGCGGAGGAGATTAGAAGTGATAGAAAACGAACAGTAAAAGTTAGTGCCAGTATAGACGAAAAACAATTAACAAAAATTGTAAATGAAGAAAATGCAAAAAATGGATCACTTATTTTCTAATTATACACGAAAGGAATGGTTTTTATGCCTGAACATATCCAACAAATGTTATTTGATTTCGCATTAGAAAGAGGATATATAGAAAAACTTTTAAAAATGAAAGAAGAGAAAGAAGAGGATGATAAATGAAATATCTATTGAGTTACATGACTATGTTCATCGCAATGATCATCACATTACTTTTAGGAGGTGGTTTTACAACGGTATTAGGAATTGCGATGCTAACGCTTATCTTTAGCACATTCTTCTGGGAAAAGTGGCTTGAGATAACAAAAAAGACTGAAACTTGCGCCAACAAGTAACAGTCTGAAATCGAAAATTTATTAAAATATACAACTTAAATATACAAGTGGAGGAGAGAAAATGCAAGAGATAATCACAGTCAAGTTGACTAGAGAAGAATGCTCTCAACTAATCAAAAGCCAAATAGATTTAGATTTCTTGCGAAGTGACTACGACTTTTTAAATAAACGTTACGAAGATATGTGCGATAGATATTTTGAACTTAGAAAAGATTTCAGAAAAGCTATAGAATCATGCGAAACACAAAGTGAAACAATTAAAGTCATGGAAAGAACAATCGACATGCTGCACAAAGGAGTGATTAGCATTGAAAGAAACAGTGACATATCTAATTAAACTGAAAGGCGCTCCCTTCGACTTATTTATTACAAATAAACCTAGCACAAACTTTCCGACTATCAAGTATTCAACAAGTATTGGAGATGCTAAAGATTTCGACGGATTAGATAAGTCTGTTATCGACATGACAAAGCATACAGCAATTAAAAAGACAGTAACAGAATCAACTGAGTATGAGGAGGTTAAGTATGACTGAAGAAACACTATTTAATCAATTAAATCAGAAAGATGTAAACGATCATGTAGAAAAGAAAAATGGTTTAACCTACCTAGCATGGTCATACGCTCATCAAGAATTAAAGAAGATAGACAGTAACTACAGTATTAAGACACATGAATTTGTACACCCTGACGTACCACAAGACAACTATTTTGTACCTTATTTAGCTACTCCTGAAGGCTATTTTGTACAAGTGTCAGTAACTGTGAAAGGACAAACAGAAACAGAGTGGCTTCCAGTATTGGATTTTAGAAACAAATCTTTAGCAAAGGGTAGCGCTACAACATTTGATATTAATAAAGCCCAAAAACGTTGTTTCGTTAAAGCTGCAGCATTACATGGACTAGGGCTTTATATATATAACGGGGAAGAAGTTCCGAGCGCTAATGATAATGACATAACAGAATTAGAAGAACGTATTAACCAATTTGTAACGTTATCTCAAGAAAAAGGCAGAGATGCAACGCTAGACAAAACAATGCGTTGGTTAGGTATTCAAAACATTAACAAAGTTACTAAAAAAGATATAGCAAATGCACATCAAAAACTAGATGCAGGACTAAAACAATTAGATAAGGAGAATTCAAATGTTAAATAGAGTTGTATTAGTAGGAAGATTAACGAAAGATCCAGAGTTTAGAACTACGCCGAATGGAGTTGAAGTAGCAACATTCACATTAGCAGTCAACAGAACGTTTACCAATGCGCAAGGCGAAAGAGAAGCAGATTTCATCAATGTAGTTGTATTTAGAAAACAAGCGAAGAATGTAAATGATTATCTTTCAAAAGGTTCACTAGCAGGTGTAGATGGACGCGTTCAATCACGTAACTATGAAAACAACGAAGGTCGTCGAGTATTTGTAACAGAAGTTGTAGCTGATAGCGTTCAGTTCTTAGATAGCAAAGGTAGTAATCAACAAAATAATCAACCTCAAAAGCAACAAGAACAAACCACAACTAAAAATAATCCTTTTGCTAACGGAACAGACATAGATAATTCAGAATTACCGTTCTGATTGGACTGATTAGATGGTAGTAATAAAAAACTACATTACAGAAGATGATGGCACAACAACTGTAGTCATCAAAGGAGTAGAACTAGATAACAAAACATCATTACTTTTAGACAATGGTTACGAAGTCGAAGTAGATGTAAGGGTAGTTGATCCTTTCAAGATTACAGATAAACAGCGTAGAAAAATATTCGCCCTTTGTAACGACATAGAGGCATATACAGGACAACCTCGTGACTATATGAGGTATATGTTCATGGATTATGTAGAAGTCCTCTACGGCTACGAAAAACGCCTCTCGTTAAGTAATTGTACTAGAGAACAAGCAAGTCAAATTATAGAGGTCATCATCGACTGGGTGTTTCATAACAATATCCCACTCAACTATAAGACAAGTGACTTACTTAAGAATGATAAAGCGTTTCTTTACTGGTCGACAGTCAATCGTAACTGTGTAATATGCGGTAAACATGGAGAACTGGCACATCATAAAGCAATTGGCAGAGGCGCTAATCGTAAGAAAATGGATCATTACGGTTTTGAAGTGCTGTGTCTATGTAGAGAACATCATCAATCGCAGCATGATATGGGTGTAGAAACCTTTGATAAATTACATCACCTTGAAAATTCGTGGCTTTCAGTAGATGAGCGCTTAAACAAAATGTTGAAGGGAGCTAAAAATGAATTCGAGAGTAATAACTAAAGAAAATAAGAAAGAAATTGCTAATAGAATTAAGCAAATAAGATTACAAAGAAATTTTGATATAAACGAATTCGCTGCAATCTTGTATGTATCTCCTTTCTCTATAAAGCAATGGGAAGAAGGCAAAAGAATTCCCAATATCAAGAAAATAAAATTAATAGCATTCGTTTTTAAGACAACACCTGAATGGCTATTGTACGGGGAGTGAGAAAGATGGTTAAATCGATATTTTTACAAGATGGAGAAGAAATATTCGTAGATGATGAAGATTACGAAAGAGTGAATCAACATACATGGTTTAAAGATTATAGTCATAATACAAGAATGATTGGAACTTTTTTACCAGATAGGAAAAGAATTAGTTTGACAAACTTTATAAAAGAAAAATCGTTCCAGAAAGAAAAAAATAATAATTTCACAAAAGATAACTTGTCAAATAAAGGAAATCATTCTAGATGGTCAAGACCAAGTTATAAAAGTATTTCTAAATATAAGGGTGTTACTTGGAGAAAAAATCGAAAAAGATGGGTTGCTTTTATAAAAGTAGATGAGAAATCAAAGTATTTAGGTAGTTATAAGTATGAAGATGAAGCAGCTATCGCATATAACAATGCTGTTATGGAGTATTGGGGTGGCAATGGTTATCTAAACAAGATAGGGAAAGATGATAGAACTCACAGAGATTATACC